TCCCTTGTGGTACCCCGCTGCATCTGACATTTGATTATCTTTATCCAAGAACTTCTTGACAAAATTATTAATGTCGCTTTGGGTTTCCTTAATAGTAGGAGCGTCTTTAACTTTAAAACGGAATTTCTTGTCGCCAACTTGATAATCAAAACCTTTGAAATCATTATTGAAAACACCTTCTGTTTTATTTAAAAACGTTTGTGATTGTTTTTCAGCTAATTGAGTTGCTGCTTCGTTTTCTTTTGTATAGCGATTGAAAAACTCTACCGCTTTCTTTTGTTCAGGCGCTAATCTAGCACCTCCACGAATTTCTTCGTAATATTTATCTTTTAATCCAGTGAGATGATTTCTAGCTTTTGCTAACTCTTCTCTCCTGGCTAATTTTTTTCTTTTTATATCTCGTTCCTCATCTATATCTTCATCATAAAGAAAGTTATCTTCCATTAGGAATTCAATGTCCTCTTGATCCAAATGAGGCTTTGTATCTGCGTAATATTCTTTAAGCAATTGCTCAGGATTAAGCTCTTCGTAATTTTGATTAAGCTTAACATAATCTTCTAGTGACCCACTGGTTTCATTCATAAAGTCTACAACCTTTTGAATATTCTCAGGTAATTCAATCCCTAAGTCCGCTTTAACTATAGCTTGTTCAACTTGTTCGGTAAGCTCTTCTACTTGCTCTACAACCTCTTCTTCTGTTATTTCTTCTAGAACAGCATCTTCAATAATCGCTTCCGGCACAGGCTCGGGAGGTGTATCCTCATTAACCTGCTCCATGACAGGTTGTTCTATAACAGGTTGTTCTGCGGGGGCTTCCGCCTCAGCTGCCGCAAACTTGCCCATATCTACTTTTATTGTGCCGTCGTCACTAACTGACATTGGGCTCGTGTCCTCAGCCGCAACTTCTGTTACTGGCTGTTCTACAATTTCTTGATTTTCTTCCATGATAAAATATTATATAATTATTGTTACTATTATTATTATTACCTAGGATCGAACGCACCTAAGCCAAATCCACCGCCCATTACGTCATTTCCTGCAGATTCAAAGTTTTTAGGCGGTAAATCGTTTTTTCTTTGATTAATCATTTCACTTTGTTGCGTCCCTTGTATCCTAGTTCTTTGGTCCTTGCGATCCTCAACTTCTTTTTCTTTGGATTTAGCCCCGTCTACTTCTACTCCTTTAAGCTGCATGTTGTATTGGAATTCTAATCCCATTAGCTCTTTTTTAGCGGCTACTTCGGTTGCCATTTCCTGTTGCCTTAATTGCCCTTTAAGCTGCTCTAATTGAGATTTAGTCTGGAACAGTGCCTGGTCTTTTTGTATTTCTGCTTGAGCGGCAACTTGTTGTGCTTGAGCATTCGCTTGAGCTTGAGCCTGTATGTTGGCTTGTTGTTCCTGCTGCAATCTTTCTTGTCTTTTCTTTTGTTTAACCTTAAGCAATTGATTAGCTAGCTTTATATTCCTAACCTCTCTTATATCTATCGCGTCAGAAAGATCTATACTTCCTTGTTGCAAAGCAGCCTGTATGTTGTTTTCTAGTAAAGCTTTTTGCTCTTCATCAGGCATTAGCTCTAGGCTTATACCAAAGTCGTGCATGTATAAGTCCGACATTTCCTCTAAAAGTCCTACGTTAAATCTACCTATTTTGGTTATAAAGGCTTCTTTGGCTGGATGGTATTCTATTATATCTGATATTCTAAGCGATAAGCATTCGCAAAGTTCTTTTGTTAAGTATAACCCAGAATCAAGTATATGTCTAGTTGCGGTATTTGAGTTTGCTGCAGCTAGCTTTTGAACACCTACTAATGCTCTAGAGTCAGGCGTAGAGCCATCTCTTGCCTCGTTCAGTCCAGTTACATCTCTTATCATTTGCAGATAATAGTTGTAAGTAGCTATTAAGGTTTGTAGCTTTTGACCACCACTTCCCGTAGGCACTTCTTGTATAGGCACTTTACCAGGATTCATATCCCCGTCCTGCGTAAACGATCTACCTATTATAGAACCCGTTTGAAAAAACATATTCAATGCTTCTTGTGGATTGTAGTTTGTGCCATTGCCTAAATCAACCTCGTTGATTCCATCAGCGTCAAGATAAACACCGTCAGGTATCATTCTTTGTAGTACTTGTTGTAATTTCAAGTGAGTTAACTGTACCATATCAGCAAATCCCGTGCACTTGCTTACTAATGATTCTATTCTACCCTTATACATTCTAGGGGCCGTAATAGCGTAATTCATTTTAACCTTAGATACATCACTTTTAGGGCGCATCATGTTTTTTGCCATTTCCCATTTAAGCATAATATCAGTACCTACAATCATTACTCCTTCGTAAAGCACTTCAAGTGATCTTGACATTTTGCCAAATTGCTCCTCAAGCATTTCTACCGGCGGATCAAACTGATCGTCCCTTACTATTATCTTAGTTGCCCCTGTTGCGGTTTCTTTAACTTTATAAACCTCATTCATATAGGTTTTATAATTAAAGTACAAAACCTGTATAACGTTTGAGTCTCTGTTGTTATTGTATCCGTTCCCTACGTTGGTATCAAAAACACCGTAATTTTGTGTTCCTTGTTGTTGAATTTTTTCTAATTGATCCTGCGTTAAATTAGGGAATTGTTTTTTAATTTCGTTTATTGGTACAAATTTAACTTCTCCTGCATAATATATGTCTTGAAAATAAGGGTCTTCTGTGTAAGAATATACTAAATAAGCTGGGTCAACATAATCAATTGTAACTCCTTCTGATTCTGAAAAGTTGTTTTTAACGGCCCCTATGCCTAATGTAGCTAGATCTAAATAAGTTCTTCTTTTTGTTAAATCGTATCTATTTTCATCAAGAAGTGTATTAAGCGCGGTTTCTTCTGCTATCTCTATGCCTTGCTTGTAAGTCAGCTGCATGTGTATGTCAAGCTCTTCCTGAGAGTCCGGTAAAGTTTCCGGTGGATTTTCAAAAAGATTAATACCAAAATTTTCTTGAGCAAAGTTGTTTAACTCTTCTGTTTGCTTGTCTCTTATAATAGACTCCATATAAGCAGTTCTTTTGCTTACGCCATAAGGGTCTTGCGAATAAGTAGTAATATCAAAAGACCTATCAGCAATACCATTCACAACTATATCCACAAACTTTGATAATATAGGAACAGGCTTCCAGTCTAAATTCAAATAAGATAAATCCCCGTTAATAGAAAGCTCATCTTTATATTTTTGAACTGGTTGTTCGCCTCTTGCATACAACCTTAAATTATGAAAAGTGGTTTGATTACTTCTAAAGCGAGTTGATCCCGAGTTACTAGAAAACCATTCGTTTTGAATCGCTCTACCAACTTGTAATCCGTAATCTTGAGAAACTTTTTCCTGATCACTTACTACCTGGCTAGGGAAAAAACTATTTACTGCATTTATCGCCATATTATTTTTTTATTATTTTTGATGCGTTCCCTTCATGGGTATATTTCGCAAATCTTAAATTAACAACTTGCTTCTGCCTAACATTACTAGGCCTATATAGATCTTTATTGCAAGCCATTATGGCAAGCCCTGAGCTAATAGCTGCATCAAACTTTGTCCTGTTATTTATATCAAACTTAGACCAATCGCTTAACGTTTCATTAAAGTACATTGTACCGTATTCTCCTTCGTCACTTAAACCAACGTGCCTGTCTATGTACATTTCAATAGCAGCAGCATGCGCTTGTTTTATATCCTCACTTGAATTTGGTATTCCACCTATTTCTTTCTCAGTCACAGATAACTTGTTCCATAACTTATCTGGTCTGTTCATAGAGTAACCCCTATAACCTCTTCTTTTAAAGTAATACAAAAGCCTCGGCTTGTTATTTTCACACAACAAAGGCATCCCGTAAAACACGCATGCCATAAGAACATCTTCAAAAAACATTTCAGCGGTTTGAGGTCTTGCTACATACTCTAAAAAGAAAGTACTTGGCGGAGCGTCTTCCATACTAAATTTGGTTAAACCGTGCAAAGCACCTTTTGATCCTCTTCCGTCAGTTGTACCGGATATATCGTAACTATCACAACCAAAAGCGCCCATGTGCTCATTGCCAGGATGTTTAACGCCATTCTTGATTACTTGCCTGTTTTGTATATTATACGCAGGTGTCCAAGAAATTAAAAATCTCCCCTGAGGATTTGGTGTAAATATTACCTTGGTATCTTTAACACCGTTTTCCCAATGAAAACTACCTTTAGTTAATACATTGCTGTTCCTTAGATCTTCGTTGTAATCTATTTGCTCGTATATTTTTGCTAAATTAAATATACTATTTTTTGTTTCATCTCTAAAAGCGTGCTCCTCTGTTCTAGGGAATTGTCGGTAAAACTCATTTAGAGCGTCCTGGTCGCCTTTTAATCCTTCAACCTCATTATTCCAGTGCTCTATAACCCCGACGTCTATAACGTCTCCGTGTGGATCCACAGTGCCTTCTGACGGCGTATTAAATACAGCGTGCCCATATTCATCTATAAAGCCTTCGTAATTCCATTCCATAGGAATAAACAAAGAGTACAATCCAGATCTAGTTTGACCGTTGGCATTTCTCTTAGTTACGTCTGAGCTATTATATAGCTTTTTAAAATTCTCTCCTCCTTTATCTAATGCGTTTGATGTTGATCCCATCATGCACTTACCAATAATACGACTACCTAATCTTAATGTTGTTTTCGTGACTCTCCAGTTGTTGAGGATGTTGTTCGGCCTCTCCCATTTACCGCTCTCATCGTGGACGAGGAGTTTAAGTTTCTCCCCATCGTACGCGTTGTCCCCTGTGTTCTTCCAGTCAATGGTGGTATCGAGACCTGCGAGCGATTCCGTCTTGTCATTCGAATCGAGTCTGCGTCGTGTGAATTTGGATGCGGGTACTCGGTATGCGAGTTCTGTCTTGGGACGGTCCATTCCGTCTTGTATTGGTTTGAAAAAGAATGGGTAGTTAACAGATATGGGTACAACCTTATCGGTGAACATTTTCTTCGCATCGGCCCCAGATTTGGACAATATTCCAATCCGTGCATCGCTTGATATGGTTGCGAGATTAACGGTCTCCCCTGACCCCATGAACGAAAAACCCGAACGTCTGTTCTTAAGATAACACATACCATAACATCTTCTGTCGGCTTTACAAGCTTCCCAGAATATGAAGAATAATCTGTTTGATTCTCTAAAGTCAGGTTGCCCAACGTCAATCTTGGTCCACTGCAAGTACATAAAGTGAGTACCAGTAAGGTAAGTGTCCACGCCTTTATTATTGAACCAATGACCGTTTTCTCTTTTGTTGAAATTTTCATCTATGTATTCTCCCCATTTTGTTTTGAATCCCTCAGGGTAATCCCTCCAATCAAAAATGCTTTTTATGCCTTTCAATTCTTTTGGGTATTCCTCTGGAGTCCATTTGTTAGTAGCTTTACTTAATTTGCCTGGAGATTTAGGCAACGCTATCTTTAGATTCTGTATCTTATAGATTTCGCCTATTTGCCCAGTTTTGCTTATAACAACAACATCATGGTCTTTGTTATAACCGTATTCCCATTTTTTACCTTTATTAAGACGAGTAATTGTCACTTGTCTTATAGGTTCTATTATTTGATATAGTTCTTGGGTATACATTATTTGGATCTATTTTCAGCAAATCCACCAAAGCTAGTAGTTTCAACTTCTTGCCTGGGTTTGTTTTCAAGGATTCTCTCTTCCTCTTCAATACGGTTAAGTATTTCGAACGCATCAAATATAGCTAACTTTTTCGTAGCCGCTGCGTTTTTAAGCCTGTCTGCGGAAATGTCATCGTCTGAATCCACGATGTCTTCTTTAGCTACCTTAATCAGTTCCTCTACTGCTCTGTGCCCAGCTCGGATTATATTCCTCTTCGTTTCCTTTATGTCCATATTTGATTGTAATTGAATTGTTGGGTACTCGGTATAACCTCTGCCCGTCTATAATAAATTCGTATTCCGAAGTAGGTATAAAGCCTATTAAAGTATCAACCCCTATGTTTTCGCTATATTTAATAAGCCCTATTAAAGGCTTTTCAAAGTCCATTGAAAACATTTTTGTTTCCTTAACCGGCATTACAAAGCAAAAACCTTCTAACGCTTTCCACTTGCCATTTCTTCTGTAAGCGTATATTTGATCTGGTTGTGCCAAATAGGTATCTTCAGTCAAATAGCTTTTACTATTCTTCTCTTTGCCTCTTACATCTCTAAATCTCCTAAATACATTGTGATGCACTATAACCTCATCACCTTCTTCTATTTCTTTATATTTCTCCGCTAATGGTAAACTTAAAACAATACCAACTCTATTCGAGTACTCATGGTTTTGTAATTCAGTATTAAGCAATAGTTCTTGTCCGTCGATAGTTGTTTGTCCTGTCGTTCTAGCACCTTTTGGCGATACTAAGTAATTAAATACACTCTGCATTTTACCATGCAATATTATACTCCACGGATATAGACATATTCTTGTTGAAGTCCTTCCACGGCATGATAACATCCCCTTTCGATATATAGATGGAGTACTTTGTTTCCTCTTCTATAATGTTCTCTATAGTATGACCACCATACACTTCCTGTCCAACAGTATAGTGCATGGCATCATTTTTATAGTCTTTGCCTACACTAATCTTTCTTATTACTTGCATTTTCTGTAAATTGGCCAGTATTAAGATCAATGCTCACATCGCCGTATTTAGCGGCAAGTATTTTTTGAGTGCTTTCTACTTCTTTTGTGAATACTAATATTTCGGATAGAAGTTTAGCCTTGTGTGCTTCAAGCCCGCCTATCTGCATTTGCGTTTCGTTTACTCGATTTACAGCTTCCCGTAATTCTTTTAATTCAGATTCGCTAAGCTGATTGCCTTTGACAACTTCAAATTCTGTGTAGTCTTTTTCTTTTTTCATTTAATTAAATTTAATTTTACTTATATGGAAACATCTTGTTTAACGTTTCTTTTCTTTTATCACAACCGCAATCCCATGGCAAAGCCTTAACAGCTTTCTTAATTCCGGTTACGGTTGTAATTTTTTCTATTGTATCTCCTAGTCCTTTTGCTTTCACTTTTTAAAGTAATTCATTTTCATAGGTGATTTCTTTTTAAAGAAACCAGGTTTATTCATTTCAACGGGGGTACCTAACTCTCTTTGTCGTTTGTCTGTTTTTTCTCCTTGCTGTACATTAACGTCATCCAGCACTATATCTTTATTATTTCCAAACCCGTATTTACCTTGCTTAGATTGAATTTGTGAATTTCTTAATTCAGAATCCGCAACTTTTTTTATTTCTTGAGCGGCTGCTTCTTTTCTAGCCTGTCTTTGTTTTTTTGCATCAAGAGTTGGATCTTTTCTGCGGTCGGCTCTATCTTGTTTCCTTTGGTATTTTTTTGCATTACGAGCAGCTACCTTAGCTTTCCTTAAGTTATTACGAGTAGCGTAAGCGCTTGAAGCCTCTCCTGTGCGTGCAACTTTTTCGATAATAGCCTTTTTTTTAACGTCTTTATCACCATCTGTTCCAGGAGTGCCAGCCACAGCGTCGGTGCCTTTTTCCCTAACGCCTGCATCTTCCTCTCTTTTGTGTCTTGCAGCTTTCTTTTCGGCTGACTCATTTGCTAAATAATTTTTCCATTCAGCGCCGGACATTTTTCCGCCGGGCATTTGCCCTGTAACTTTACCAGGTACTGCATCCTTCCCGGCAGTTCCCTCAGTGTCCGGAGTGACTGTAGTGGTCGTTGTTCCGAGGCTTATACCCTGATCTGTTATTTGGTCATTAATAGCCTCTGTAACAATGTCATCGGTTGTTTTTGCTTGCTTAAAAGGTGAGGACTTCATTTTATATCCTTTCATCTTACTAGGAGAAGGCATAGTGCGAGTCGTATTGTTTCCATCAACTCCAGCCGGTCCTACATTTAGTAAAGGCTCTTTTGTTTTGAACATGCCGCTTTTTACTCTGGCCGTAATTGGTTTGTTATTCATCTGTCTTGGTATTTGTTGTTTTTTCTGTTTCTTTTGTTTTACCGTCACCAGTAGGCTTATCACCGTCACCGGTGGGCTTATTACCGTCAGGTACTTCTGGGTAAGTGTAATTACCTAAATTCGCTGCAGTAGGCTCTGGCTCTAATGTTTTAAATCCATCTGCAACCGCTGCACCAATATCAGTAAACTTTTTTGCAGAACGCGCTGCGCCGTCAACTAAAGCCATGTTTATTTTAAGAGGAGAACTTGATTTACGTGTTATAGGTAAACTATTAGCTAGATCGCCGCTGTAGCCATCTTGAAAATAAGCTTCACCCCCGTAAAAGTTTTTCTTTATTTTAGCTGGGCTAGATATTTTTCCAAACCGTTTTTCGGCTCTAGCTAAACTACCCGGCTCATCACCGCCAACACCTCTTCTTGGGCCTGGTGCCGATTTATCTTGAAAGCTGTTTTGGTTTTTATACTTAAACCTATTAGCAGCTCCTCTAAAATTTAATCCCATAATTATTATTGTTTATATGCTTCGTTTTCCCACTCAAAATCAGGGTGTCCCTCATTCATTGTAGCTCTATCGTATTTTCTAGCAGGCGACTTTGTATCTCGTTTCCAAGTAACAGAATCGTCTGAGTATTGCAGCCTACCAGAAGCCATTTGATCCAAATGCACTTTTTCGTGGTTTACTGCATCCTGTACTTTATTTTCAGGCAAGTCTGAGCTAACAAAGATCGTTCCATCTCTATTAGCTTCTGCTTGTACCCCTTCTTCCAGATCGTCTTTTATAATAACGGGTGTGCCAAACTCTGACGTAGCGTCATGCAAACCGAATATTTCAGAATGTGGTTTTAACCTAAATGCCATAAATTTAATTTGCCGAGCGGTCCATTTTACGATTAGCTCTTTTAGTTAGTCTTTCTATTTTTTTAGTATTACCCTTGGCTTTTTTAATTTTAGCGTCGAATTTTTCTTGAATTTCTATGTTTTTTTCGAATTTAGAAACCTCGGCGGGGGTCATGCTTTTTGACTGCTTAGCTGGAGATTTATCCTGCTTAGCCTTAACCGCAACTTTCTCCATCTTCATTTTCTTGCCCTTCATTTTTCTAAGCGGGATTGGTTTGTAATTTTTAGCCATATTCGCTGTTATGATTGTCATCTTACCATCAGATCCCATTTCAGCGTTTTTATTACCTAATTCTGGTAGTTTTTTTACCAGCGTCTTTTTCGTGATCCTATTTCCACCTGTTCTTTGCTTAGCTGGAGAGCCTACGCCCCCAGATTTTTCTTTTTGTTTTGCAGTCATTTTATCGCCCGGTATGAAACCCCCGCCGCTCTTTAAAGATTTTTTGCTTCGGCTTGGTTCATTATCTTTTATTCCAACCTTACTCTTGCTAGTTTTTTTCTTTGGCTGAGTCATAGCGCTTACATTCGCTTGCTTAGCAGGAGATCTTCGAGCTTTTCTTCTTTCAATTCTTTCTTCTAGCCTTTTTGTTTTTTCAGTTCTTCGCTCTGCTTGGCTGTCTTTTCTTTTTGCTTGCTTTCTTTTCTTTGTAGAATTCTTTATTACTTTAGAAGTTTGTTTTTCAATATTTGAAACTTCATTATCTTTTTGAGCATCTTTTAAAGCTTTAAGAGCTTTTTGCTTAGCGGTTAATTGTTTTTTGTCTTTTTTAGTTTTGTTGTTTTCATTATTTTTAGGCAAGGTGTTCACTATGCCTTCTTTAGGATCCTTAACTTTAATCCCCTCGGCCTCTAAGGCAGAAGGCGCAACCTTCTTTTTTATTTTCTTAAGCTCTTTTTTCATTCCACGCCCTCGCGCTGGTTCCATTTCTTCTGAAATGTCTTTAAATTTGGTTCTTTTTTTAGACGATTCTAAAGCACTTATACCTTTACTTAATACATCGCCACTTATTCCTCCAGAGCGTTGCTTAGCTGGAGAAGATGTTTTAGCCGGGCCGTAGCCTTTATTCATGTTTTTTGCCGGAGATCCGAATCTACCCGTTGCCATTAAGACAGGGGATTTGGGTGTCATTTTAAATGCCATAATGTTTGTTTATCGTTCGTTATCGTTAATCATATAATCAATCGCTTGATTGAAAACCTTATCGGTATATGTTTTGTTTTTATAAAAAGTACTTCTTTCTGATGTAGGCAAATCTTCTTCGCCTAGTAGTATTCTATATATTCTAGTTATAAGCTGCTTACACTTAAAAGAAGTTGTATACGTATTGTACTTCATTGTTGTTCTGTTTCTTTTGCTAAAAACAGTTATCCAATCGTTTTTACGTAATCTTTCCCATCTTGCTTTATCCCAAGAGTAGGTGTACGCGCCCTTAATAAAATCATTACGTATAAAATGGTTTTTACAATCTAAATAAATAAGTAACTCTAAATCTGCATCTTTCAAATCGTAAGTTTTACAAGCCCATCTTCTGACAAGCCTGTAATACTTAAATACATTCTTATTCCTTAAATCCTGTGCACTTAGTCTCATTCAACTAAAACAATATCGTTTATAGTAATAACATGGTACATCTTGTCATTCCATTCTATTCCGTGGCCAGCGTGTTTGTCATATCTAACAACACTACCTTCTTTTATATAATCAACCTTATCGCCAGCACTTATAACCTTGGCTTTTAAATACCTAATGTCTGTGTTCTGTGTTTCAGTTAACTCTAGGCCAGCAACCGTTTTCGGCGCCTCCTTTATCTTATCTATTACGATGTAGTAATTAATTGCTTTCAAGAGATCTTACATTTGAGATTATACAATCGGCGGATATAATTGTGGTGGCAACACTTATTGCATTCTTTAATGCAGACTTGGTTACTAGCACTGGATCTATAATACCGCTTTCTATCATTCTTTTGTAGCAACCGCATGTTACGTCTACCCCAATACCTACCCAATCTTCTTTAGCCCCTTTGGCTTCACCCGCTTCCGACTTAGCTTTTGGTAATTCGTAATCAGAATATCCCGCGTTATCTAATATGATGTTGTAAGGTGATTGTATTGCTTCTAGTAATATTTTGTAGCCATCATTCTTAGGCTCTATAAGTTGAGACGCATTTAATAAAGCAGTTCCACCACCTGGTATAATACCTTCTTGCAAAGCAGCTTTAGTTGCGTGAATAGCGTCTTCTACCCTGTCTTTCTTTTCTTTTAGCTCTACTGCAGAATCGGCTCCCACATATATAACACCTACCTTACCGGTTAGCATTGATAAACGCTGTTCTAATTTCTTTTTAATATAACCGTTTGTTTCTTTTTCAATTTTTCTTTCTACTTCAGCTATCCTATCCGATAAGTCTCCGGTTGCTTCTTTAATCTGCAGCGTAGTGTTTTTGGCGTCTGTGACAGATTTAATTGCCTCCCCTAGCACGTCAGGGTCAATAAGATCCAAGTCATCACCTAGTTCCTCGTTAACTACTGTGGCACCGGTTAATATGGCCAGGTCTTCTATAGTGTCTTGCTTAGTCGGGCCAAAACCGGGTAGGTCAACAATATTGACTTTGATATTGCCTTTAACCTTGTTGGCTAATAAAGTAGCATACGGTTGTTGATCCATAGGCGCAACTATAAGCAACGCTCTTTTGGTTTTAACTACATGCTCCAATATACTTTGTATACGTCGTACACTTGGTATGTTTGAACTTACTATCAGTATATACGGATTTTCTAATACCGCCGTGCCTTTGTCTTTATCTGTTAATAGATGAGCAGATTTCATGCCTGCTTCAAATTGGGTTCCTTCCACAAAATCCACATAAGTTTCATTTGTTTCCGAGTCTTCCATTAGAACGACTCCATTTTTGCCAACTTTTTCAAAAGCTTCTCCAATTTTATCTCCAAGACTGTGGTCATTATTGCAGCTAATATAAGCAACTTGCCTAAGCATTTCGCCTTCAACTGGTATACTGGCATTGTCAAGGTAATCGACAACTTCTTTATAACATTCAGAAACGCCATCCTTAATACTTCTAATCTTTTCTTCACCCTTGTAATTGTTTAATCCTGTTAATAATGAAGTAGCAAGAACGGTAGCTGTAGTAGTACCGTCTCCTGCTTCTTTCACTGTATTGTTAGCCGCTTCCTTTATTAAGGTAGCACCTATATTTTCGACCGGGTCCATTAAGACTACGCTTTCTGCAACGGTTACCCCGTCTTTTGTTATCACCGGTCTGCCCATTGCGTCTTCATATATCACGCACTTTCCTGAAGCCCCTAATGTGGACTTGACTGCGTTTGATAATTTATAAACACCTGACAATATTTTATTGCGCGCTTCGTCTCCGAAACTTAGATCTTTTACGATCTGACTTGGTAAATTGAATTCCATTTAATTTTATTTAATTTTATTTGATTATTGATTTACTTGTTATATAATTACGCACTTTTTTAGTTACATGATTTATAATTTTCCTTTAGGTGGTATCTTGCCCTCTTCTTTATTTGAAACTGTTACTTGAAATTTTTTAGGTTTGCCCATTGTAGAGTCCATAGATTTATCGCTGCGCATATACCAAAAAGTTGGTTTGTCAAGAATTGCTTCTTCGTAGTTTTGCCAGTATATAGTAACATCGCCTTTCTTCTTCGGAAGTGCTTTAACGTCAACTAGCTCTGATCTTGCTGATGTGGCTAGTTCTTTTTCAAAAAATTGATAGCCTATTATTGTAATTTTCATTAGTATATAGAATAATGAGTGTTAATATTACTTTCGATAGCAGTTCCGTTCAATGCAGGATCAGTGAAGTACAATATGAACTCTTGCAGCTTTATATTACTATGTTGGCCCGCGTAATTGTTTGGATTGTCTCCTAGGGTTATCGTGTTAATAGGAGCAGCCCCATTATCAGCGAAGCCACTTATAGGGTTTTGGGTTAAGTTTACTTTTATAGTTGAACCGCTAAAAGGCCCTGGAGCCGATTGTTGACGAGCGTAGTAAAGATATTGAGTTCCTTGCGAGGCGCCAAACCCAAGGCTTGAAGAGCCGTAAAAACTACCGCTACTCCCAGCCCCCCATTTAATACTGTTCTTCCCGTCAAAAGGCGCGGGAACATCTGCTTTAAGGCCATACATGTATACTTCAGGTTCTCCTAGCCCAGGTGCTGAGACAAGAGTATTTACCGCAAACAAGTAGTAGGCCCTATTAACCGGAGGCAACGAAATAAGAACTTGCAAGGAATCATCTACCCCGTCAAACTCCATGCATGGCTTCCCGTTTTGAAGTAACACCTCATAACCTCCAATGCCATCTTCAACGAATATCTTAGGTTGTTGTAAGGCAGTAAAATTTAAAACATCGCTATTACCGCTTTGATCATACCATTTAGCAACAAACCCTTCACTTCCCCCACAAAAAGTAGCTAAAGTCCCATCTGTTATTCCAGCTGCGGTAAAGTCTTGTTCGGTATTATCGCTACCTCTCCTGACCCTAACAACGTTTGTAACAGTAGAGCTTAGCTGTCTCAGGGAATAAGAATGCCCGCTTGTATTTGGGTAGTCATCTAGCAAGAAGCTTGCGCCTCCGCCACCGCCGCCGCCTAAGCCTAAGTTCACCATCGGGATACCTATCCCCATGCCATTACCAACTGCCATATTACTTTAAGGTTATAAGGTTAGAGGCAGTAGTTCCAGTTGCTACCACATAGTCAACTATGACGGGTAATATAGACCCTGCCGGTACGTTCTTAAATGTTATCGCTTGTAGTATTACAGGTGCTTGCCCCTCAGTTCCGAATTTGCCTTGCATTATTACAGCTACATCCCCGGCGGTTCCTACATATAAGCATACTCCTTTTAAGCTAGAGTTTGCCTTTATCACGTCGGTTGGCAATATTACGTTTGCCTCTGTGCCAAAATCTGGTTGATTAAAAAATTGTCCCATTGTTTATTTATTTATTTTTTTGTTATGTTTATTTTACCTGCAATCTTTTCAGCACTTCTACCTACAACGTATCCACCTATACCTATTTGTAACAATGTCCAGAAATCAGGTTCCAGCACAGGTGTTACTAAA